TTTACAGGTTTCGACAGAAATTTCGCGAGAACGAATTGCTCTAAAATCACCTGTATAAGAAAATCCCACGCTGTTGTTAACGCAGGATTCATTTGTAGTTGTCAAAGTTTCACACGAATAGCAAAAAGAATGACCATCGCTGTAAATTGTTTTGGCGTCAGATGACCCGCACGTTTCACATGCAACATGCGATTCGACAGGGTAAGACTCATTATCCTGCATCTTTAATTACATCAAAGACAACAGTTTCAAAGAAATCTAATTCTTCATCCATTGCTGGAAGAATATCGTCAGTTGGCACTCCCATGTCAAGAAAATGATTGACAAGGGATTTTGTAGCGCGACGGACGTAGTCCTTAAACGGATCAGTCATCAAACCAAGTGGGAGGAATGTTTGGCCAGACACAAGCTTTAAATCCGTGTTTTTCTGCCCAACTCACATACGTGTGTCGAGAGTTTTTTGAGAGCTTGTTGTCTCTCATAAACACAAATCTAATATCAAGATCTGGATGTTGGTCCTTAATTGCTATATGTTTTCGCCTATCTGATGGCTTTAAGAAACCTTTAGTCTCTAAATAAATACCATTTGGTAGGCAAAAATCAGGTGTATATGAGCAGGATAACTGATAACAAATTTTAGAAGACTCATACAAGTATGTATAGCCTTTTTTGTCAAAGGATTTTGCAACCTGCTCCTCAAATTTGGAGCGAAAGCGCATTAGAAATCCTCGTACTCTTCAGATCCTGCTGTTGCTGTTTCACGTGGTGATGGTGAATTTGTTTTAAAACCGGACACAGGTTCTTCTGCAAACATTGAGACAATGTCTTCAGTGGTCAATTCACCTGAATCAGAGACAGCACCTGCTACAAGTTCAACAATTTGAATGCCCAAAACTTTGATAGTCGTTCCAACACTCGGTTTGGTATAAGGTTTTTGATCGCAAATGATGCGGGCTTTTGTACCTTTGCGAATTGATTGGCGCGTGGGCTTATCAAGAATTTGTCCTTCAGTGTCAATAAAAACAAGATCAGGGCGGTTTGTATCACCGCCAAAACTATACTTAACGAGACCATCTTCATCCCATTTACGAGCTGCAATGGTGACGCGATTAGGATTAGGAACTTTGCTTTTGGCCCAATCCATTAGTGCCTCGTAATCGTCTTCAACTTTCTCCAAAACATCAGAGGGAAGTTTAAAACTAAAGCACATGTTGTTGTACTTACCCGCAGGTTCACCGCAATTGATGAAGCCTTCGAGACTGGTGTTGAATGTGTAGCGATTAGCCATGAAAATTTAGCGGCCTTGACCGCGAGTTTTTTTACGTCCGTGGTTTTTGAGTGAATGCCTTCCCTGGCCTTGCCTTGTTTTTTTAGGAGGGCCAGGTGTCCACTCAACTTTGGAAATGTTTGTCCGAGATTTCAATTAACAGAAGAAATAAGGTGAGTCATTTACCTCATCAACATCAAGATCTCCGACCATTAGATCATCGGGTACATCGACCCCAATTTGTTCTGCCCATTCTTTAAGAGGTTCGCCCTTATACATCTCAGCATGATGCAGACGAATTTCTTTTGAAAGGGCATCCATGTCACATGATCTAGCCATGACACAGTCGTGAATAGAAGTCCACGGTTTGTCCCAGCAAGAAAATGTGAACATCAAAAGGGCAGAATCCCAGCTATGCACCAGATTTGGACTGGTTGCAGAGCAGTGATGGTTGACATCAACTTCACCAGGGCCAAGGTAAACACTGGCGGTGATGCGTCCTACACCCATTAAATGCGTGTTGACTCGGCGTGTAATTGGTTTGCGAAGGTCTTGACGAACAACGAAACCAGCAGGAGTTACCCATTGAAGATGATTAGCACCTGGCTGATTCATCTTTTGCCGCACAACTTGTTTGATCCAATTCATTACTTTTATTGGACCAGCAAAGACACCAGGAATTGCGTGTTCGTAGATGGCAGTAGTGATCTCAGTAAGTAAACCTTGCTCACTCAAATCTCTGCCTTCATCTAACAAAGCATCCCGTACATGACCTCTCGATGTGTGTCTAGAAATTCCATATGGTAAACACATTGTGGTCCTTTTTGTCACGCGTCTGTTTAACCAGTCACGTACTTCAGGGCGTACATGTTGCTTTGCTTTTTCAGCAATGATTGCGTAAGCATCAACAGGTTTATCTGTCTTGCATACGTTGACCAAACTTGCTGATGTTTTGTCGAGTGTTGCACTACTTAGATGTTGTAAACCAGATGCAGTGGCATCAACTCCACACATTAAATTTGATGTGGTTTTTGTGCAAGCTAGGCAGCACTCGAACCACTCAAAACATGCTTGAAGAAAACACCAAGGTTCGGCTGCATTAGCCCAAAGAGACATGTTGCCAATTGGGTCTGTTGCAATTGCGGTAATTAAATTAGCGTTAGATTCAGTCCATTCAATACGGTCACTTAGCGTTGCTTTATCCAAGCCGAAGCAAGTGGCAACGTGAAAGGCTACCCAGAAACGGTTAACGGGTCCTTCATTAGCAAAGAGATATAGGGCCCTTTCAGGGTCACATCCTTGCGGTGTAAGTGTTGGTTGAACAAAATAAATTCTTCCGCGATAGTCGTAATTACTGCAAAGCCATATACGCGGTTCATCAATAAACTTTTTGGCAATAAACATTACCTCAGTTGTCCTGACGTTTTCGCGTTCCAACTGCGCGTTTCTGTCTTCAAGGTCTCGACGTTTGCGCTTGTAGGCTTTGATTTCGTCTTCGGTTGATGTGTCGGTCAGAGTGTTTTGGATTTCTTTCCGCTCTTGCCGTTTGAATTTGCCGATTGAAATCATGTTGCGGAAGCAATGCTCCTGCACCTCGTAGACACGTTTGTCGAGCTTGTACGCAGTCTTTTGCAGACGATTGACCATCTCCAAGCACAGGTCCCCCTGCGGTAATGTGCAACCCCCGCGCACAAGCTTGTAGCCCCGCTCAACGCCAGTCAAATACCCACCAATCTGATCGTTAGTCCAATCAATTGGTTCATAGACCATTGGCCATAGGCAGCTAGCAAGCTCCCTAGCGCGTTCCATAATGTGGTCCTTTAGGTCAAGGAACTCATCAGAAAATCGAACGATTGTGGCTCGTTTGCGCTTGCTTTCTTGTGATGTCTGCGTCGTAAACCAGCCACGAGATCGTTGGATGCAATCAATCAGCCACGCTCCTACCTCGTGCAACGTGGTGGTTGACCAAGTGCTCCACGGAATCCCCTCATCGTTGAATCCCTTACGCAACACGGTCAGTTTTTGCCCTTGACCTGTTGATGAATGAAACCTGTTAGAAATTTTTTTGAACAAGTTTGGGTTTTGTTCTTGGTAATACCGAAGCCTGAGTTCTGATTGGACTGAATGGCCTACACGAGTACACAACACGATGTATGTGGGACGTGATTCTTTGCCCAGTACATCGAGACAGGTTTTCATTGCCAGCAGTGATAAAACCTCTGGCTCACATTTCCCAACACATTTGCGAACAGCGGCGTAATGCTGTCCAGCTCGACCATTCCCAATTTGTGCTAGGCGTTCGCTGACTGTGTCGGAGCACGCGGAGAGATGTCCATTAAGGGCTTTTTTTCCCCAAACAGCTGACGACGCATAGCTTTTTTGTTCAGCCTTAGTTGTTCTTGATTCAAGGCGTGCAATAGCCTCTTCTTTTTGTTCAACAGTTTCGATGTGGAGCTGACGTTCAAACGGATCAACTTGAAGATTCGACATTAGTTAAGAGGCTAATTACAAGAATTAAGAACTAAATACCGCAGGATATTCGGAGTTTTGCGTAAGACTCTTCTGTTATTTCGTCGTCATCAAATTGAGTCAAACGACCATATGCAAGGAGCATTGAATACTCTTCAGGGGTCAATTTTTCAATTTGTTTTTGATTTAAATACTCGTTAGATTCTTTCATTATTCACTTGCATTTGTGGGATTGAGTCCCCCATTAGGAGACCGGGCATTTAACCCGGCCAATTGCATTGCTGACAGGTGAGGCTAGTTAGAACCTGAATGTAATTGAACGAACAGGTTCCCTGATACACACAGGGTTTCATGATGGTGAAAACAGCCAACGGCGTGGCTTAGAGGCGTAAACAGGCCCTTGAACCAGAGCAATAGATCCGCGTGATTCGACGGATACGCTGTTCTAGCTGATGTGGTCTGCAAGTCAACCCATGTGTTCAGGTAGTATGTTTTGTCGGTCACGCACCAGTGGCGGAATTGGTAGACGCGCATGTTTCAGGTACATGTGCCTTCGGGTGTGGGAGTTCAAGTCTCCCCTGGTGCATCACTACAATTTGTTAATTGCTTGACGCATTGCATCATCAGTTGGTTTGCAGTACCTCAGCGTTGTTTCGATGTTTTTGTGGCCCATTAATTCCATGATTTGGCGGGGATGTGAAACCTCACCTAACCAAGTTGCAAAAGAATGCCGTAATGAATGCCAAACGTAGTCTTCAGTAAAACCAGAATGTTTACGAATTTTCTTAAAGGCACCGTACAGCTGATCTTTGTTAGTCCAATCTCTTCCGAATAAAGTTGACTGTGGGTGTGATTGATTGCAACGTTTTCTTAACAAGTCCTCCACACGATCGTGCATTGGAACTGCTCGACACTCTTTGCCTTTGGTCTTGAGATGGGCTTTACCACCCACCCAGACGCATCGCATCATCCAATCAACATCCGACACCTTGAGCTTTAACAGCTCGCCTTGTCGCACCCCCGTGTAAGCTGAGAACGCGAGGGCATCGGCTAGGTCTGGTCGATCGAATACGTCGACCGCCACGAAAGCGAGTTTTTCTACGTCTTCCTTTGTGAAAAACGTAAACCGATGCTCTCCCTCCTCACCTTTTTCGAACTTTGGTGGCTTGATGTCACACAAACCTTGCTCACGGCAAAAATTCAAGATTGTTGTGCCAGAGCTAATGACACGATTTAATGTTGAATCAGTCCATTCTGCGTGATCCTCTTTTAATTCTTCAATTTTTTGAGTCCACCAAGCGCCCTTTTTGGCCCTGATTAAAGGAGTCGTGTAGCCAGCGACACCCATCCAATGGTTCATGTTGATCAAAGATGTTTTCTCTGATGCTTTGCCATTCCACTTGTGTTTCCACGTGTACTTGGCAGCTTCTCCCCAAGTTTTGATTTCATCAATGTCATTTATGGGAGTGACAGTTGATGGAGAAATTACCTTTTTAAGGGTTGCAGTTGCCATTTGATGATTGTG